CAGGTGGCCTTTGCGAACCACGAAGAAGGACTCGTCCTTGTGCACAGCGCCAGTCAGGACGGTGCCTGCCGGGATGTGCATGGTCCGAGCGTAGAGGCCGTTGCAGAAGTCGTGATCGACAGGCATGTCAACCTGGGGCAACTTGAGCAGTTCAGCCTCCAGGCGGTAGATCGGCAAGTGCTCCGCAGGCACACCGGCCTGCTTGGCAACTTCCTGAACCGCGACATCGCTCATCGAATCCTCCTGGTGGGGGCTGTGAGCTACTGGCTGCTCGGACGGCTCAGTGGACCATATTTTCCCACAATCTGCCATTTGGTCAATCTTCCTCGAACTCGCGCTCTTCCCAGGCCTGGCAGGAGCGCATGTCGTGGCAGATGAAGTCGAACTTGTTGCAGTAGCCACGGAAACCTGCGCCCACGTCCCACTGGTTCCAGGGAATCTTGTCCATCTTCACCTGGGTCATGACCGAGTTGTCGTAATACTCGCAGTTGGAGCAGCGCCTGCGCCTGGCCTCAGCCTCGTCGCACTGCATGGCCTTGGCCAGCGCCATCCAGTAGGGTTTGTTGGCTCCGCGCTCGTTGCTGGGCTTTTCAGGGCCAAGCATCCAGTCGTCGATCACCACCTGGGTGTTCTTCTTGTTCTCGGCCGCCGTAATGAACGGTTCTTCGTAGGGAATGCCGCCGAAGCCGGCCAGCATCATCTTGGGCATTTTTGCGTCTTCCATCATGGACTCCTTCAGGTGATCTCGCGGCCGGAAATGCGCAGCGTCAGCGAGGTGGCATTGCTGGCGATGGTACTGATGAATGCACCAGGGTCCAGCTCTTGTCCGACCAGCTCAGGACAGAGATAAGTCTCGCCAGGCACCACCGAACGGTCGTCGATGATCAGGTTGGCATTGCCAGCGACACCACCAACCTGAACCAGGTTCACGCTGAACGTGCGGTTCACTGTGTCGGTGTTGGTGACCGTAGCCTTGTCGATCAGCGCCTTGGCTGCAGTGGCTGTGTACTGCGTGGTCTGGACAGCCTCCATCTGCTTGGGAGGCACGAGGGTTTTTACGATGACGGTCATTGGATACCTCCGATGTTGTTTGCGACAGTAAGAATGATGGACGGGATGCCAGGATGTGGCGCAACAGCTCCAGAAGCCAGCAACTGCACGCCGAGATTGCTCACGCTGAACATGACCTCGACGTAGTCTCCTGCCTTCAAGTTGAAAAACAAATTCAGCGCCACAAACACTTCAGCATTGTTGCCCTGAATGCGCACTTGGCTGGCTGAATTGGTGACATCAGCTCCATTGAGTCTGAACCACACATAGAACTCTTCAGCCGTTGCGACTGTCGAATCAAGCTGCACAGAAATCTGGAAGTTGTAGATGCCTTCAGTGTCGACGTAGACGCGCGAAGTTGGCGTGCCAAGGTAGACGCCATGACTCAAGTCTGTGGTGTTGAACGTAATGGCCTTGGCCGTGTTGATGACCGTTGCAGTCTGCGTAGTGGTGTCGTAGAACGAACCATACCGGCTGCGCTTGAACTCGCGCTTCGGTGGCAGCATCTGCAGCCCTTCAACAGCCTCAGCCAGCCTGGACAGCAGTGCCATTGCCTGGTTGGCCTTGTTCTCTGCTGACGCAATGCTGACTGCGGTCTCCTGCGCCAGCATGGCAATCTGATCCAGCGCCTGCGTGGCCTTGATGTCGCTGATCGAGCAACAGACGGCCACCTCCTGCGCCAGCGCAGCGATCTGCCCGAGTGCCTGCACAGCCTTTGCATCGGCATTGCCGGCCAGAATGGTGGCGACCTCAACCTGATCAGGGGCCACCGAAGCAGCCACCGCAAACAGATTCTCGAACTGCTTGATCTGCTCGAAGTCCTTCAGGAACGTGGCGAGCTGATCTCGGGTCAGTCCGAGTGGCGGGATGCGTGGATTGGTGGCCATCAGTAGAGCAGCCCTTCAATCTGCGCCTCAAGCCGTGCGAAGGCCAGGTGCGCATCGCTGTCTCCGCGGAATCGCTGGATGCGCCAGTTGCGCATGCTGCCCTGCTGGAACCAAGCCAGGCGCTTCTTGGTGTTGCCTGTGGTGCCGGCACGCAGTGGCCGGTCCTGGCTCCAGGATTGGCCGTCCAGGCTGTAGCTGGTGGTGATGATCGGATCGACGCCAAGCGCCACGCGGCCGGTCAAACTGACCAGCTCCAGCTCGTGGAACAGTGCGCCGTTGCCCTCGTTGTAGGCGATCAGCGTGCCGAACTCCCAGCGCACCTTCTGACCCCAGTGCGTGCCAATGGTGTCCACCAGGTAGCCGATGTTGCTGGACTGTGGGTCACCGACCAGCCACTTGTCATAGGCCCAGACCAGGTTGCGCGCACGGTACTGTGCAAAGCCGACGACCGTGGTCGTCAGCGTGAACCAGACCAGCTCGCCCAGCGCCTCGCTGGCCGCCGCGTCATAGACCAGCGTGCGGTCAGGCAGGTGGACGTAGAGATGCTGGTGCGCCTTGTCGTTGCGCGCCTCCAGCTTGACCGTGGCGAGCTGTGCCTCGGTGTACTGCAGCAGAATCTCGTCGATCTCCTGCGTGCTCACCTTGGTGGCCGTGGCGTTTGCACCCATGTAGATGCCTGGCGCTTCGTTGCGGCCGCTTCCCAGAAATGCCACCTGCTCCATGAAAACACAGCAGCCGAACGTGCCGATGACGCCCTTCTGAATCTGCGCACCGTCGATGCGTTGAAACGGGAAGAACTCGCCGCCCACGTTGTCGAACACCTCGATGGTGTTGCGGTTTAGCGCGTAGACCTCGTTGCGCAGCTTGACCAGGGCCACTACCGGATCAGGGTCTACCTCAGAGCTGCCGTACTTTAGCGGATTGACCTGAGTTGGGTCTGACAGCTCAGTCACCACCAAGTTGGCACCGTCAGTGGTCATGAAGTAGCCGTCCACCCAGCAGAAGTCCAACACCACGCCAAGGTCTGGATCAGTCACCTGCGTGAGAACGCCATTCCAGTAGTACAGCCGTCCACCAGACGCAATGGCCAGCCTGTCGAAGCTGTAGTCCATCGTCACCAGCGTATTGACCGGGCCGCCGACATCGCCCAGCACAGTCACAGCTCCATTGCTGGCCACCGTCACCAGCTTGGTGCCCATGACCCGGTAGCAAATGCCATTCCAGTTGATGCCGCCGCGGTCGATGCCAGGTCCGCTGCCATTGGCCACGATGCCGTCGCCAGGCCGCAGGAAGCCGGAGCTGATGCCGCTGTTCTTCGGCACCGGCACCATGTTGACCGGATAGGACGTGCGGAAGTCCGGGCCGTTGTCGGTGTAGATGCCGTTCAGGATTGGTATCTGCATGGCCTCACCACTTCACCTTGTCTGCCCAGTAGGCAGCGCTCATCTTTCCCTTGGCGATGTTGCCGGCATGCCTGGCCTTGAACGACTCGCGCCTGGCCTTGTCTGCCTTGGACTCGCCTTCTTTTTTGGGGCTGCCAGAGACGCCCTGCTGGCCGAACCTGATCGTCTTGACCTGGTCGCCAGACTTGGCCACCACGACATGCGACTTGGTCGGATGCCCAGGCGTGCGCTTGGGCTTGTTGAAGCCCTCGACGCCTGCGCGCTCCAGCCGTGGGTCTTTCTTGGCCGCCATGATCAGGCAATCCGATACCAGGAGTTGGTGGCCTGCACGAAGCGCATGCGGAAGAAGTCCTCGGCAGCCAGCGTGGCTGGAGCACCATAGGCTGCCGTGGCACCGTTTGCGCCAAGTGTGAAAGCCGTGATCTGCTGTGTGGTTGTGACCAGCACCTCAGTGCCGTCAGGCGTCTGAGTGTTCAGCGGCAGCGTGACAGTCCCAGTGGCCAGCGTGCCGGCCGGCTGGATCAGCATCCATTGCTGCTGCGCCACAGGCGTGGGCACAGGCAAATTGAAGCCAGTGCCTGGCGTGTAGACGTTGGTGGCCAGCGTGGGGCTGGCAAAGGTCTGCTGGAAGTAGGCCAGCAGCGCACTGATCGGCAGACGCCGTGCATCGCCGTTGTTCGGGCTGTAGATCGGAACCTGGTCACCAGGCGATACCTGGGCCAGCAGGGGGAGTTGGTAGATTTGCGGCATGGTGTGTTCCTCAGTTGTACTCGATGGGGCCGTCCGGGCCTGCAGTGACCGGGTCGACCGGCTGACTCAGGAACGGGTTGTCGTACACGCGCCAGGGCTTGTTGCCGGCACCGGATGGCATCGTGTTCGGGAATTGCTGCTCCAGCGGAGCTGTGGCGCGCTGCAGCAGGGTGTCGTATCCCTGCTTGGCCGTGGCCTTGGTCTCGTTCATGACCTGCTTGCCGTAGCTCGGAGCCAGGCGCACGCCAAGATTGCAGATGATGGTCTCGTAGGCCGAGTCCGGCACGTTGGTCTGCTCGTCGATGCTGCCATCCTGGGGGCTGGCCGGGATCGGGTAGCCGAGCCGAATGCCCTTGCCATTCCAATCGGCCATCATGGCATCGAGCCTGCGCCTGGCTGTCTCAAGCTGCTCCGGCTGCAGGTCGAAGACGTAGGACGCAAGGCCGATCTCCTCGAAGGCTGCATAGACGAACTGGCGCTTGCTGTATCCCATGTCACTCTCCTGATGTCTGCTGTGCGAGCGCCGTCTCGATCATGCTGGCCAGTTTCTTGTCGGACGTGCGCTTGTTGAATGGTATCGCCAGCTCGGTGGCTTTGGCCTCCAGTTCCTCGCGTGTCGGTGGTGCGTTGTCCTCGACGACAGGCGCAGCAGGTTCTGGTGCTGGAGCTGGTTCTGGTGCTGGCTCTGGTGCTGGCGCAGGGGCTGGTTTTTTGGCCGCCTTGACCACCGATGCGCGCCGTTCGACAGGCGGTTTCTGTTTCACAGGCGTGCGCCTGGGGTTCTTGGACTTGCGCCCCATCAGATGGCGCGCTGCCAGCG